CAGCTATTCCCAAGACCCAAGAGCATAGAAAATGTTTTAAACCCCAAAACGATTACTTTGTTGAGCTGGATTTTGACGGTTACCACCTTCGGTTACTTTGCGATCAGATTGACTTTGATATTCCTTCTGATTCTGCTCATAAATATTTAGCACAAATTTACTTTAATAAAGAAGAGATCAATGAAGAAGAATACCAAGAAGCAAAACAAGTTAACTTTCACGCAATTTATGGCAAAATACCAGAGAAGTGGGCGTTCCTTGAAATATTTTCAAAAATTAGCGTCTATATCAGAGACCTTTGGAGACGATTTGAAAATGACGGAGAAGTCTTGGCTCCTATTAGTGGAAAACCATTTACAAGGGGATTACGAGACATGAATCCTCAAAAGTTGATGAACTATATCATGCAATCGCTTGAAACCTCAAGAAATATTCTTATATTAAAAGATGTACTGAGATACTTAAAAGATAAAAAAACTAAATTAGTTCTGTACACATATGATGCTCTATTGTTTGATTTTTCAAAAGAAGACGGTAAAGAAACATTAGAAAAACTACAGGAGATCTTAGAATCTGATGGAAAATACCCAATAAAATTTAAATATTCAAAAGATCTCAATTTATAATATAAAAAAGATATTTATATATGATAGAAACAGCACGAATATCGGCCTTTGATTACGACATTGAGCCGATTTATTTTAACGACGATATGAGTAATAAACTTTTTTGTACCTTTGCTACTGAAGAAACCTTAGAAGACATACTTAAAGAAGTTCAGGAAAGGTATAAAATTATATACAATAAGATTTTTGTTCTTTATTCTAAAAGCCAAGATGAGTACATCTGTACTTATAATGTAGACTTCGGGAATATTGGAGCATTTCTTGATAATACTATTCTAGTACATAGAAAAAAAGAATCTAATACACTATATACAATAAACGCACTTAATACTTTAATTAAGGAGCTAAACGGAGGCGTATTAGACACTTCTTACCGTATTAATTGGCAAGATTACAGAAACTGTATTCTACTGACCAAAGGACCTGAACTTAAAAGGGTTAACACTAAACTTTATAAGATTATAGAGTTGGAGAACTAAAAAATAGTTCTTATATTACAATAAACGTTTTAATTAATTAGTTATATGGATATTAATGCTATCAAGGCTAAGCTAGATGCCTTAAACAACAACGGTCAGCAAAGAGAAAAGACTGACTATTCAACAATCTTTTGGAAACCTGAGCTAGGAAAGCAAACGATTCGTATCGTTCCGTCTGCCTATGACCCTGCTTTTCCTTTTAAAGAGTTAAAATTCCACTACGGAATAGGAAAGTACCCGATGGTTGCATTATCAAACTTTGGTAAGCAAGACCCAATCGAGGAGTTCGTAAAAGAACTACGTAAGACTAACGATAAAGACAACTGGTCATTATCAGGTAAATTAAATCCTAAAACTCGTATTTTCGCTCCTGTTGTAGTTAGAGGAGAAGAAGACAAAGGAGTACGTCTATGGGGCTTTGGTGTGACTATCTACAAAGCATTACTTGCTTTAGCAGAAGATGAAGATATCGGAGACTTTACAGATGTAATCAACGGATGGGATATGGTAGTAGAGCAAGTACAAGGTAATCCTTACCCTGAGACTTCTGTTAGAATCAAACCTAAACAAACACCCCTATCAGATAATAATGATCAGGTAGATTTATGGTTAAAAACTCAGCCAAATCCAATCGAAGTACATACTCAATACGATTACGACTTCATTAAAAAGCAACTACAGAATTATCTTAATCCTGGATCAGGAGATGAAGCACCTGATACACCTACACCTGCACCTGCAAAAACTGACTTTACGTTAGAAACTGCTACTGAAGGGAACAAAGATACTGTTACTAAATTTGACGACTTATTTAACGAATAATGGCTAAGAAAAAAGAGACACAAGAAAAAGCAACTGCTGAAGTTCGTAAATCTTTTAATCTTAGTAATTTTAAAAAGAAGAAAGGATATTCAACAGCATCTGTAAAGTTTAAAGAGCAAGGCTGGATTCCTTTATCTCAAGCTTTTCAGGATATTACTTCTTTACCTGGTATTCCTACCGGACATATCACTCTCCTTCGCGGACATAGTGATACGGGCAAAACAACTGCCCTTCTTGAAGCAGCAGTAAATGCCCAGAAAATGGGCATACTGCCTGTTTTTATTATTTCAGAGATGAAATGGTCTTGGGAACATGCCAAAGAGATGGGACTTAAGTTTGAAGAAGTAACTGATGGTGACGGTAATGTTATAGATTATGAAGGACATTTCCTTTATGCTGATAGAGGTCAGCTGAACACTATAGAAGACGTAGCTGTTTACATTGCAGATTTAATGGACGAACAAGCAAAAGGTAATCTTCCTTTTGATATGTGCTTCTTCTGGGATTCAATCGGTTCGGTACCTTGTGAATTATCAGTTAGATCTAATAAAAACAACAACGAGTGGAATGCGGGAGCAATGTCTACTCAATTTGGTAATAACCTTAACCAGAAGATTCTTTTATCTAGAAAAGAAAACTCTCCTTATACTAACACCTTGGTTGCTATTAATAAGGTTTGGACTATGAAACCGGAATCACCAATGGGGCAACCTAAGCTACAAAACAAAGGTGGGATGTCCATGTGGTATGATGCTACTCTAGTTATTACTTTTGGGAATATCACCAACCCAGGTACTTCTAAGATCAAAGCTATTAAGGATGGACTTCAAGTTGAATTTGCTAAGAGAACTAACGTACAGGTAGAGAAGAATCATATCGGTGGAGTACAATCTAGAGGCAGAGTAGTAATGACCCAACACGGGTTTATACCAGATGATAAACGTGCAATCGATAAGTATAAAGATGAACATAAAGACCACTGGTTAAAATTAGTCGGTAGTTTAGATTTTGATCTTTTAGAAGAAGGAGATTTGGAGGAAACACCTATATCACCTAACTTATTAGATTAATGAACAGAACTTTAATATTAATAATATTCGTTGTATTTGCAGTACTATTAAGATTAGTACCTCACCCACCAAACTTTGCTCCCATAACCGCACTAGCACTGTTCAGCAGTATCACTTTTAGGAATAAACTTTCAGGGGCTATAGTACCATTAAGTGCGATGCTAATCTCAGATATATTTCTAGGGTTTTATTCAATTAGTATTTGGGTTTACGGAGCTTTTGTTGCTGTAAACCTGTTTGGTTCTAATTTTAAAACAGTAAATACATTAAATATTCTTATTAGTTCATTAATATTTTTTATAATTTCTAATTTTGGTGTCTGGGTACTTGGTTACCCTAAGACATTAGAAGGGTTAATACTTTGCTATAGTTTAGCTATACCATTTTTTGCATATTCTATTTTAGGAGATTTCTTTTTTAGTTATGTATTGAAATATTCATTTAAATTTGTAGAAAATAGATGGGCTATAGTGAAATCTTAAAAAACCTTAAAGAAACCCCACCCCGAGCGTTGAATGATCATATCTTGATCATAGATGCGATGAATACCTTAATCAGGTCATTCTCGCTGCTCAAGGCGATGAATCCATCAGGTGCCCACGTTGGCGGTCTGGTGGGTTTCCTTCGCTCTTTAGGGTATGTAACCCGCATCTTTGACCCGACAAGGGTCATTGTTGTGTGGGACGGTAAAGGCGGTTCCGGAAACAGAAAGAATATCGATCCGAATTATAAAGCACAAAGAGCTACAGCTAGGATAACCCACTGGGGACTGTATGACACTAGAGAACAAGAGCAAGAAGCTCTAATTGGACAGTTATATAGAACCCAAGATTATCTTGAATGCTTACCAATGCATCAAATGGGACTGGAAAAACTTGAAGCTGATGATATCATAGCATATCTTGCTAAAAGAGCCTCCAAAGCAGGTAAAAAAGTAACCATAGTATCTTCAGATAAAGATTTTTTACAGCTTGTAAATGATAATATTGAAGTATATGCTCCGGTTAAGAAAAAGACATTTACTAAAGATAATATATTTGAAGAGCTAAAAGTTCTTCCTGCAAATTATAATATTGTAAAAGCACTACTAGGAGATAATTCTGATAACCTACAAGGAGTTAAAGGTTTAGGTATAAAAACTATTGTATCTGAATTTCCTAAACTGCTTACAGAAGTATCTAATTTAGATTACGTATTTAAGACTGCAGAAGAAAAATTAGAGGGTAAGAAAATCTTCGCTAAAATTATTCATAGCTGGGATAGAGTAGAAACTAATTTTAAATTAATGGATCTTCACGACACAGCATTAGATGAAAGAGAAATTAATTATGTTGAATCTACATTTAAAGCACCAGTACCGGATCTACAGACAGGAGCGTTTTTACACCTGATGGATCAAGATAAAATTGAGGGCATTACAAAAAACACCGAAGGGTGGTTAGAGAATTTTAGAGGATTAACAACAGTTAAGTAAAAGGAAAATCACTATTATGAAAAAAGGAGTTATAGCAGGGAACTTTGATGTTATGCATCCTGGTTATATAAAGATGTTTAAAGAATGTGCAGAAAACTGTGACTGTTTAATTGCACTACTACACACAGATCCGTCTATAGAAAGACCACATAAACTCAAACCTATACTTAGTATTGAAGAAAGAAAAGAGATGCTCTATGAACTTAAATCCATATGTGACATCTTTGTATACACCTACGAAGAACAGCTCTTAGACCTATTAAAATTAGGGGAATTTAATGTTAGATTCTTAGGTGATGATTATAAAGGAAAACCATTCACTGGTGATAATTTAAATATACCTATTTACTACCTCAATAGAGATCATGGATGGTCTACAACAAAGTTTAAAAAGTTAATATCAGAAAGTTATGAAAAAATTAGTAATAGTTAGTGGGTATTTTAACCCCGTGCATAAAGGCCATTTAGAGTTATTTGAAAAAGCTAAAGAAAAAGGTGATATGCTTTGCGTTATAGTTAATAACGATATACAGAGAGAACTAAAAGGATCAAAGTTTTTTCAAGATGAAGAAGAAAGAATACAAATTATTAGAGCATTAAATATTGTGGATATGGCTTGGATATCAGTTGACCAAGATTTAACTCAGAATGCAACACTAAGAATGTTAGTAGAAAAGTTTTTTAGTTCTATGAAACTTGCTTTTGCTAATGGAGGAGATCAAAATAATGATAACATTCCTGAAGCAGATTTATGTAATCAATTTAAAATAGAATTAATTGATGGATTAGGTGAAAAAATACAAAGTTCTTCTTGGCTATTAGGTCAAAAGTAATTATATTAAAACAAAGGTTATTAAATGACATTAAAGAGTTTACAACAATACGGGAAGGGGTTCCAACTTAAAGTTTTAGGATCATTACTTACAGATAAAAAGTTTTTACTTAACGTTAGAGATGTACTACATGATCATTACTTTGATGCAGATTCACATAAGTGGATTATAAAGCAGATTTGTGAGTATTTTGATAAGTACCATACGAATATAACTATGGATGTTCTTAAAGTAGAACTCCAGAAATTAGAAAACGAAATACTTCAAGTTGCACTTAAGGAAGAACTAAGAAACTCTTACGAGGCTTCACAAGATGATTTAGAGTACGTACAGGAAGAGTTTCAAACTTTCTGTAAAAATCAGGAAATGAAAAATGCTATACTTTCATCAGCCGCTCTACTAAAAGATCATGATTTCGATGGTATTCGAAATATGATTGAAAAGGCTATGAAAGCAGGTATGGATAAAAATATCGGACATGAATATAATAAAGATGTTGAGACTCGGTACCGTACTGACTATCGCCCAACTATTCCTTCTCCTTGGCCTATACTTAATGATGGAATCCAAGGCGGGTTTGGTCCCGGGGACCTTGCAATTGTATTTGGTAACCCTGGAGGTGGTAAAAGTTGGACTATGGTTGCTATTGCTGCTCATGCTGTGTCTTTGGGGTATAAAGTTAATTACTACACGCTTGAACTCGGAGAAGACTACGTAGGTAAACGCTTTGACTGTTACTTTACTGGCTATTCTATAGACGAAGTAAATAAACATAGAAAAGAAGTACAGACGTATGTTGACAACCTTAAAGGTAAACTTATAGTAAAGGAATATGCTCCTAAATCAGCGACGGTAAATACCATTAAGTCACACGTACAGAAGTGTATCGATATGGATCATAAACCTGATCTTATTATTATTGACTACGTTGATTATTTAAGAGCACCTTCTAGAGGTAAATCATTTGAAAGAAAAGATGAAATCGATGACGTATTTATCGCTACTAAAGGATTAGCTAAAGAATTAAAAATACCTATCCTTACACCGTCTCAGGTTAACCGTATGGGTGCAAAAGATAACGTTATTGAAGGGGATAAAGCAGCCGGTAGTTATGATAAGATGATGGTTGCAGATATTTGTCTCTCATTATCTCGTCAGAAAGAAGATAAAGTTTTAGGAACTGGTAGAGTTCACGTAATGAAAAACCGATACGGTCAAGATGGTATGACATATAATGTAAAGATGGATACTAATAACGGTCACATTGAATTCCTAGAAAAAGCAGAGTATGTAGACATGCTTCCTGAAGACCAAGCACAGGCACCTAAATTTAATCTTTCACGTGAGTCGATGGAAAAAGTTTTTGAAAAAGAGAAAATTTAAACTAGTAAAAAGCATTGCGTGCATATTTATAAACATGCCCGCGAGGTTATCCTTGTCGGGTGTTTTTGTCTAATTAACTAAGTAATATATAAAGATATATGAGTTTATTGAAAGAACGAGTTGTGTATAAGCCCTTCGAATACCCTAAAGCATATGATTACTGGTTAAAACAGCAACAGGCACACTGGCTACACACAGAAGTTCCGATGGCTCAAGACGTTACTGACTGGAAATCTAACTTAAAAGACCACGAAAAAAACGTAGTTGGAGGAATCTTAAAAGGATTTGCTCAAACAGAAACTATAGTAAACGATTACTGGTCAACCCTAGTTACTAAATGGTTTAGAAAACCAGAAGTTATAATGATGGGTACCACACTCGGCTCTTCAGAAACAATACATGCAGAAGCCTACTCACTTTTAAATGAACAGTTAGGATTAGATAATTTTGCTGAATTTTTAGAGGATGAATCTACCATGGCTAAGATAGAATCTTTAATGAATGTTAGAGATGGTCATAACGGTGAACCTAACTGGCATGATAGAGCTAAATCACTAGCAATCTTTTCAGCATTTACTGAAGGTGTTAATTTATTTTCTTCTTTCGCTGTCTTACTTTCATTTAAAATGAGAAACCTACTGAAAGGTGTAGGGCAGATAGTAGAATGGTCTGTTAGAGATGAATCTCTTCACTCAGATGCTGGATGTTGGCTATTTAGAACTTTAATGGAGGAACATCCAGAATTCAAAACACCAAAATTAATTGCTGATATTAATGAAGCTGCTACAAATGCTTTAAAATTAGAGTTTGATTTTATCGATAAGATTTTTGAAATGGGGGACTTAGAAAACCTTTCTAAAGACGAACTTAAGAACTTTATTAAGCATAGAGTAAATACAAAAATGTCTGATTTAGGGTTATCTCCTTTAATTCCTGCATCTGAAATCGATAAAGGTGCATTAAAAACTATGAAATGGTTTGATGCAGTTATCGCAGGAAAACAACAAACAGATTTTTTTGCAGGAAGAGTTACAAATTATTCAAAAGGCCATATGGATTGGTCTAACGCATTTTAATATAAGGTTATGGGAATTACAGTAGATACTACCACATGGGTAGCAGGAAAAGATTATCCTGAATGGATGAATGAAGTTTCGATTGCAACTATTTCTAAAGGATATTTGCTTCCAAACGAAACTCCAAGATTAGCATACAAACGTGTATCAGACACGATTGCAAAACGACTTGACCGACCAGATTTAGCGAATAAGTTCTTTCGTTATATGTGGAAAGGTTGGTTGAACTTAGCCTCACCCGTTTTATCTAATACTGGAACTGATAGAGGATTGCCCATCTCTTGTTTTGGTATAGACACACCAGACTCTATTAGAGGAATCGGCCTTACTAACGCAGAGTTAATGAGGCTGACCTCTCTTGGAGGAGGAGTAGGTATCGGATTATCTAAAGTTAGAGGTAGAGGCGAAAAAATCGGTAAAGATGATATGGGACAATCTGAAGGTATCGTTCCATGGGCTAAAATCTACGACTCAACAATTATAGCTACAAATCAAGGGGCAGTAAGACGAGGAGCAGCTTCTGTCAACTTAGATATAAACCATCCAGACATACACGAATTCCTAGAAATCAGAAGACCTAAAGGAGATCCTAACAGACAGTGTCTAAACCTACATCAATGTGTTGTAGTAGATGATACATATATGCAAAAATTAGAGCATAGAGATGCTGAGGCAATGGAATTATGGGTTAAGATTCTAAAATCTAGAGTTGAAACAGGTGAACCTTATATTATGTTTAAGGATAACGTAAATAACGCTAATCCTCCGGCATATAAAAAGAATAACCTGGACGTTTCAATGACAAATATCTGCTCAGAGATAACTTTACATACAGATGAAGAGCATTCATTCATTTGCTGTCTATCATCTGTGAATCTTACTAAATGGCATGAATGGAAAAATACGGACCTAGTAGAAACCGCAATATATTTTTTAGATGGAGTATTAGAAGAGTTCTTAGCAAAAACTTCTGGAAGAGATTCGTTAATAAGAGCTCATAGATCTGCTAAAAAAGGTAGAGCAATTGGATTGGGAGTATTAGGATGGCATACATTATTACAAAACGAAAGAATACCTTTCGCTTCAATAGCAGCTACTTCATTAACTCACCAGATCTTCTCTGATATTAGAAATAAAGCGGAAGCTGCATCAAGAAAATTAGCTGACGAATACGGTGAGCCATTATGGTGTAAAGGAACTGGAATGAGAAACACTCATTTATTAGCAATTGCTCCTACCGTATCTAACAGTACTATTTCAGGAGGGGTATCTGCAGGTATTGAACCTGTTCCTGCTAACGTCTACACGTTTAATTCCGCTAAAGGTACTTTTATCAGAAAGAACTCAGCATTAGAGTCTTATTTAGAGGAAAGAGGAGCAAATACTGAAGAGGTTTGGGATCAAATCATGAAAGATAGAGGATCTATTGCAAATCTTCCTGAAGATGTAATGCCGGCTGAAGATAAACCTATTTTCTTAACATTTGCAGAAATAAATCAGCTACAACTTGTAGAACAAGCAGCAGCAAGACAAAAATATATCGATCAAACACAGTCACTTAATTTAGCCTTTGATCCAACTGATAGTCCTAAGTTTATTAACGAAGTTCATCAAACGGCTTGGAGATTAGGAGTAAAAACCTTATATTATTTAAGAACAGATTCTGTTATCAATGGAGATATAGGAAGTAGAACAGACACTAACTGTCTATCATGTGATGGGTAACCTATTTATAATATATAATTTAGATAATGAGTAAAAGGATTAGGTTAGTAGGTTCGTTTTTCGGGGAGGATGTAACTTTGTTAAGTGTATTCGCCACTGCCGTTACTTCATCTGCAAATCTGATTACCGGGAGTGTGCCATCTTCAGTACTTTTGAACGGTATTGAGTTTGATCTCGATGATAGTATAAATTCAGTTGTTGTAAAGTGTATAGATGGACAATGTTTTGGTCAAACTAGTAGTATTGACACTACATACACAAGGGCTACAAGATACTTTAACGTTATATCTGACGGTCAAGGTCAAGTTGAAATTCTTTCTCCTACACCGGACGGTCCTACTACTGGTTCACTTTCTCAAACTGTAGACTTTAACACTTCACCTACATTTACAATTGAAGCTTCTGAAGAAGGAGGTTATTTTTACGGTGTTGGATTTGAAGGATGGTACGATAAACCATCCGGCTCAGTGGATGCAACGTTACTATATACAGGTTCAACATTAACTATTACTAAAACTACTTTCACTTCCACAGATGATTTCTATGCTTATTTTAGTGATTAAGGTTGGTTTATAATAGTATATTTCGTATATTAATATAAAATAAGTTATATGTCTAAAATGTCAACTAAACAACGTTATCTTCAACTCAAGGAGTGGTTAGAAACGAAACAAACTGGTAGTAATAGTACCAAGAAGTCTCGTAGTTTTTCCAAAGCTGACCACTATAATAAAGCAAACAAATTTTATGGCAACAAAAAAAGTAATTAAGTTTTATGCTACATGGTGCGGCCCATGTAAGGTCTATGCAAAAACTTGGGATAAAGTAATTCCTAAGTATGAAGATCAAGTAGAAGTTCATAATATCGATATTGATAAGGACACTACAGGTCTTGCCGCCAGTTATAAGATACAGACTGTTCCTACTACTTTACTCGTTAGAGAAGACGGATCAGAAATTAAAAAGACAGGTAGATTGTCTGCCGATGAGTTAACCGAATTAATTTTATCATAAATGTTACGTAAACCAGATTCAATCCCTGCTGGGGATACCCTAATACAAGATCCTGTAATGGAACCTTTTTTTGTATCTAAATCTCAAACTGGAGGATACACTGTATACGAAAGAGTAATAAAAGGTGACAACGATACTGAATATATTAAGACAGTTTCTTATCCTTCAACATTTGGTAGTGCTTTAAAAACAATAGCTAAAGAGAAACTTAATCAAGGAGGTAAGACATATAACTTAAAAAGTTATATTGGACGTTGGGAAGAAATAAAAAATTCCTTAACTTCTGTACTAGAATAGCGTTTGCCTATACGCTTATAATACCTGGCAAATTTTATTAATTATTTTTCATGGCAAAAAATGTCGTAGTGTCCTTGAGCGGAGGGATGGACTCCTCTACCCTTTTACTTAGATGTTTATCTGAGTATGATAATGTAACAGCTTTATCTTTTGATTATGGTCAAAAGCATAGAGTGGAACTTGAAAGAGCAAAGTCTTTAGTAGATTACTTAAATGCTAATGGACAGAACGTTACTTATCAAGTAATTAAGTTAGATGGCTTAGTTAATCTTTTAAACTCTAACCTTGTAGAAGGTGGAGAAGATGTACCGGAAGGTCATTATGAAGAAGATAACATGAAAGCAACAGTTGTACCTAATAGAAATAAAATCTTTGCTTCTATCACGCAAGCTGTAGCTCTATCAGCAGCTAATGCTAACGGTTTAGATACTGATATTGCATTAGGGATTCATGCTGGTGATCATGCAATCTATCCAGACTGCAGACAGGAGTTTAGAGATGCTGACGATGCAGCTTTTAGAATTGGTAACTGGGATGCAGAGAAAGTAGGATACTTTACTCCTTACTTAGATACTGACAAATTAGGAATTTTAAAAGATGGACAAGAATTGGTTAAAGAGCTCGGAATTAAGTTTAATGAGGTGTACAAACGTACTAATACATCTTACAAACCCTATCCTAGCGGTAATAGCGATTACAAATCAGCTTCATCAGTTGAACGCATTGAAGCTTTTATCAACCTTGGTGTGGACGACCCTGTACAATATGAGGACGAAACTGGACCGGTCGATTACAGTGTTGCGAAAGCACATGTTGAAAAATTACTAGCTGAACACGCAGCATGATTTATTGGTTTACAGGCCAGCCAGGAGCTGGTAAAACAGTTTTAGCAAGGTACTTACATTCTTATCTTAAAATGAAACCTTTTATGATAGATGGAGATGATATGCGAGAATTGTTTTCCAATAAAGATTATTCGATCAAAGGAAGAGTAGAAAACGTGGGTACTGCACAACGCATTGCCCACTATCTACATAATCAAGGTAAAGACGTAATCGTAGCATTAGTAGCTCCATATATTGATCAAAGAGAAGATTTTAAAAAACTTATCGGTATTGAGAATATGGTAGAATTCTACGTTCATACCTCTGAACCTAGAGAAAGAGAGCACTTTAAAGCAATAGCTTATACTCCTCCAATCTCAGACTTCGTTGACATCGATACAACAACAGATACACCAGAACAAAGTTTTAAAATAGTTAAGAAATGGATACAGTAAAGAAAAATACATACTTTGCAGATATAGACGGAACTATTTTCGTTTATAGAAAGTTCGAAACTTACGAAACTACAGAAGCTCAAGTTATTAAATCTACTAAACAATACCTCCAACAGAGAAAAGATGAAGGTCATTACATTATACTGACCACAGCTAGACCGAACTATCTTAGATTACATACAGAGTATGAACTTCAAGTCAACGGAATTCCTTACGATCAATTAATTATGGGTATCGGTAGAGGTCCAAGATATTTAATAAACGATTTATCACCGGACGAACCAGGAGATAGAGCAATAGCAATAAATTTAATAAGAGATAAAGGTATATGAAATATTCGATGTTTATTGGTCGCTGGCAACCCTGGCATGAAGGACATCAATGGTTAATCGATCAGAGATTAAATGAAGGTAAAAGTGTATGTATTGCAATACGAGATGTTCAAGTGAATGAAAATCAGCCATGGACAGCGTACCAAATTAAAGAAAATTTAGAAGCTAGATTCCATAAAGAAATTGCACTAAGTAGAATAAAGGTGATAATAATCCCAGATATTGAATCGGTTAACTACGGAAGAGGAGTAGGTTATGATATTATCGAACATGTACCACCAGCCGAAATTGGTGAAATATCAGCTACATCAATTAGAGAGCTGATGAAAAAAGATGGTAAGTTATAAAAGACATATTGCAAAAACAGTATCCTGGAGGGTCATAGGCACGTTAGATACTATAATTCTTTCTGGCATAATAACCGGTAGCTGGGAAACTGGTTTAGTAATAGGTGGAGTAGAAGTTTTTACAAAAATGTTTCTCTACTTTTTACATGAAAGAGCATGGTATAGATTTAGTAAATTTGGACTGAAAAAATGATCAAACTAGGAATATCTGCATTTTATCACGATTCTGCTGCTTGTTTAGTGGAAGGTAATCATGTACTAGCAGCTGCTGAAGAAGAAAGATTTACTGGTATTAAACATGATAGTAATTTTCCTTTTAATACAATAAACTGGTTATTAGAGTCTAAAAAACTAAAAATAACAGATATAGACGAAGTACATTGGTATGAAAAACCAGATACTAAAGACGATAGAGTCAAAACTATTTTTAATAAGAGACCGATTAAAACTTTTTTTCTTCGACAGAGGTATAAAAAAGACAGAAAAAATAACTCTCCGGAAGCTTTACTTAAGAGTATTGGGTACACCGGAAAGATCATTTATCACGATCATCATTACTCTCATGCTGCTTTCAGCTACTTCACTAGTCCTTATCGTGATGCAGCGATACTTACAGTAGATGGAGTAGGAGAATGGGAAACAACAACTATATCACTAGGTACAGGTAAACATATTAAGAAACTGTATTCGATAAATTTTCCTCATTCATTAGGTATGCTATACTCTACTATTACTGCGTACTTAGGGTTCAAGCCAAACGAAGGAGAGTACAAGATAATGGGATTGGCTCCATACGGAAATCCAGAAGTTTTTTTCGAACGTTTAGATAAGGTTTTACAACATAAATCAAACAAGTATGTACTTAACCAGAAATACTTCACATGGGAATATTCTGACCGTATCATGTTTAATAGTAAACTTAGTAAGCTTTTAGATATACCTCCAAGATTACCAGAAGATAAACTAACACAGCGACATAAAGACCTTGCTGCTGCTTTGCAGAAAATATACGAAAGAGAATTCTTAAAATTAGTTGCAACCGCTAAAAAGATTACAGGTTCAGACAATTTATGTCTAGGAGGAGGCTGTGCTTATAACGGTGTTGCTAATTCTTTAGCTTATAAACATTTTAAATCTGTACATATACCATTCGCACCATCAGATGCTGGTTCTGCCATTGGAGCTTGCTTAACTAGGCACACATATATTAAACCGTATCTCGGAACTAGCTATAGGGATAGTGAAATAAGAAAAGCATTAAAAAAGTACAAAGGTAAAATACAATACTTTAATTTATCGGAAGATAAGTTACTAGATACGGTTACCGATTTATTAATTAGTCAGAATATTGTAGCTTGGTTTCAAGACAAAATGGAATTTGGTGCAAGAGCACTAGGAAACCGCTCAATCCTCGCTTCTCCAACTAACCCAGATATGAGAGAGAAGCTTAATAAAGTTATTAAAAAAAGAGAAGGATTTAGACCTTTTGCTCCTTCGGTTGTTGAACAAGAAGCTCACAGGTTTTTTAACGTTAAAGAACCCATACCACATATGAACCAGGTGGTTACAGCTAAAGTTAAGTTTTTACCTGCTGCAACGCATATTGATGGTACATGTAGAGTACAAACTGTTACTAAAGAGCAAAATTTAAAATACTACAACCTATTGCAGGAGATGGGCAGGAAAACTAAAATACCTGTACTTTTAAACACATCCTTTAATTTAAAAGATCAAACAATAACTATATCTCCAGAACAAGCAATAGAAAGATTTATATCTTCAGAAATTAACTTTTTAGTAATACACAATTATTTAATAAGAAAAGAAAAAAATATACAAAAATAAATAAACTTTTAACTATGATAAAGTGGGTTAGGAAAAAAATACGAGATTGGAAAAAAAATCGAGAATATAAGAAAAAAATAGCCGAACTTAAAAAAAGAGATCCCTTTAGGTATAAGAACTTTTGAACCTATTTATACTATATAAGAGTATAATATGGCAAATTTTACTAACACTAAAATAAAAAATACGTACCAACGTGTTGTACAAATCGACGGTGGTATTTTGCAAGATGGATTAGGAAACACCCTAACTGGAACATCAGGAAACCTAACTGTAAGCGGATCTCTTTCTATAAACGGGTACTCTAATGTATCTGCCTCAATCGCTTTATTAGAAACATTTAGTTCTTCTCTAGATAACACTTTCGCTAGCGATTCTCAATTAAATTCTCATACCTCTTCTGCTAATAGTAGATTAGCTTCTTTAGAAACTAAAACAGGTTCATTAGATACTGAACAAACTACTCAAGATTCTAGAATAAGTTCTCTAGAAATTAAGACAGGTTCATTAGATACTGAACAAACTACTCAAGATTCTAGATTAAGTTCTCTAGAAATTAAGACAGGTTCTTTAGATTCTGAACAAACCATACAAGATAGTAGATTAAGTTCTCTAGAAACTAAAACAGGTTCATTAGATTCTGAACAAACCATACAAGATAGTAGACTTTCATCTATAGAGCTTACTACTTCATCCTTCGCTACTACCGGTAGTAATACTCTAATAGGAGACCAGTTTATTTCTGGAAACTTAAGGTTAGAGGAAGGAAACGGAATTTTCCAAGGAGTTTTCGCCGGGACTACCACAGGAACCCAAAACAGAATGTATTTGAATAGTAGTAATTTTACTAATCAAATTTACGGTTCTTTTTCAATAGAAGATAGTAATGGACCTGATCTTTCATTGGAATTAAACTCATATACAGGCCTTGACGGAATCAACCCAGTAGCTCTATATAAAGCAGGAGGTAGTGGTTCTTATTCTCATAACGATTTTTTAAGAGCTTTTGTTGACGGTAGACAGACTATACCTCGTCATATAGAATTAGAAGACGGAGCTAGCATTACTGGTTCTTTAGCACACTTGGGTACTTGTTATATGATACCTGGGAATGTTACCGCTGTAGCTGGTGGGTCTACTATACTTACAGGTTCATCTTTTGACAGAAATATAATTAAAGTTACATTCCCTGGAGCTACAGGCACCCATACGGTTATCTTACCAGATTGTACGGCAGTAGATAATATAAATCGTTGTATAAGATTTGTTGCCGATGGGACAGTAAGTGCAAATCACATAGTATCTTTACAGCCCTCAGGCTCACAGACTATTGATGGAGGAGGTTCTTATCTCCTAGA